GAAATACCCTGAAGCGAATGCTCCATTTGCTCTCCAGCTTGAATCCCAGAAGCGGATAACTGGCCAGCAGCCATTGCGGCTTCATCGAAACCGTAGGCGGTTCCATCTACTGCCTGAGTAATATCCTGACTAAGAGCCTTCCAATCTTTACCAAGACCCTCGATTTGGAATTTAGCTTGCTCAATGTTAGAAGCTCGAGTCCAACCACCAGAAACGATGGGGTTAATCAAGTTAGAATATAAACTAGCCCCAGCACTCATAACGGCGCTTGTGATATTAGATAAAACCGTCATTCCAACAATGCCCATTGCAGAAAATCTATTACTTAATTCAGAAACACCAGCGGCAATACCAGAAAGACCAGATGACGACAAATTATTGGCACTTTTAGTTAATCCATCAAGAGAATCTGTAGAACCTTTAAAATTTAATCCGTTCTTTAAATTTGTTAAACTCTTAAGCGTTGATGAGACGCCGGATTCAAACTGAGAGTTGTCAAACTTCATTTCAACAACTCGTTCATCAATACTACTCATGCTGACGTCACCAACTCCCATAAACCATTAGCTATATCATCAAACACCGGAAGAATAGCCGGATTAATATAATCTCTACCTTGAACGTATCCACCATTACGAGTTCCGTGTCCATACTGCAAAATTACAGCAATATTAACACCTTCGTTTATGTTAGAGTTTGTCCAATAGATACCAAAACCAGAACTAGTTTCTTTAATTTCGTAATTCCAAGAAGCTGCTGTGGTACCGCTTCTAGTCGGTGTATTTGAAGCCAGAGCCTGAACCCCACGTTGGCCATACTTAGCAGCTTCTGCCATAAAATTAATTCTTTTAACAGTTTCAAGAAACTTTATGGTTCTTTTGAGGTCACCTCTTTGCTCAAATACAATCATAATAATCCCTTATCCTTTTGTATGAAGCTGATGCTTACGTTGTTCGTTTATAAGATGGTTTTGACTAAGAATTTCTCTACGACTCATCTTTTTACCAGGAGTATTCTTAATTTGACAAACCTTAATTAAGGTTAAAAGACGATTTATATGCCACTTTTCACATTCTAAAGGAATACCAAGAGTTATCATCCAATAATATATAATTTCAGAAGTAACAATTTCTCTTTGTGATTTGGATGTCGACGACTTTTTATCATCAAACCAAGTCGCAGTCATCGTATCATCCATATACTTCTGTATTTTAGAATACACTTCTTCCGGTATAGATAAATATAACTGCGGATCAACATTCTTGGTCAATGTCATGCATCTTATATAATCTAAAACTTCATTAGGAGTAAGATCTTTATTGTTTAAAAATGGCTTATGCCACTTTGACTCCCATTTTGACAGAGAGAGAAGGGAATGCTCCAGAGTAATTGTTTGACCTTTTACAGTAAAAAATTCTTGAGTGTTTTCATTAAACAACTCCGAATCTGGAATAATTATCCGAAGCATTCCCTATCTCCTTTAACTAATTGGTGGTGCTATTCGAGACATCAGTAAGAGTTGGAGTCGCAGCATCAGAAATGTTAGACGGAACGATACCATTAACAAAATCCGAAGCAGCATTAGCATCCGTAACCAAGCTCATCATAAGCTCAGAGTAAGCCTCAGACTCCTCAAAAGACCTAGAGAGCTCCTCACTCTTAACAAATCGCTTACCGTCCTGAGACTTCTCACCATAGGAGCTAAGAACAATCTTCTTAAAGATTGAAAAGAGTTGCTTAGTATCCTCAGACTCTACAATCTTCTTAACTGCCTGCTCAAATCCGCCAAAGTCAAACTCCAACTCAAGAAGCTCGCCCTTTGAAAGATTGAAATAAAAAACGTCAGAACGCTTGGTTCCGTTATAATCGGTATAATCGATGGTCTTCTTAAGCATACCAAATCTCCTTTTCAAAAATATAGGGACAAACCTTACGCCTTAGCAACCGCATCCTGCATGATCTTGATAATCTCATCAGGAAGAGGAAGCTTGGCGTCAAGTGTATCAGTACCATAAAGAATAGCCTCAACAGCCGCCATAGCCTTGGTATCAACCTTGGTAGAATCGAGAACAAGCTGGGCCGTAGGCTTCATGCCAGCAACGGCAACCGGCGTCGTGGTAACATCCCAAGAGAACGTAACAGCGTCGGGGCTATCGTTAATCGTAGTATAAGACTTCTCGGAAGGAGAGGCCGTAGCGCCATAAATAAGATGCAGCTTATACATTGTGCCTTCGTCAGCACCAACACTATCGTTGCCAAGGTTGGTGACATACGAGAACCCGAACGCAGGACGAGACTGCTGGCCAACATAAAGACCCTTGACCGGGCTCTTAGAACCGTCACAAATAGCAAACTCGTCGGGATAAGTATAAGCCTCAATCGTAGCGCCGAAAGTCTCGGCGGAACGCATAGTGCCATACTTGCCGTTGTCAGCGTATAAATCGGTAGCCTCGGCACCATCAGGAGACTCAGTAACGGCGGTAAGACCGTTCCAAGCAACGCCCTTAGGATATGCGCCGGTGGTATCGGAAGGATAAATAACGCCCTTAGCAGTACCGGTCTCGTAGAAACGCTCGCCGGTCTGATCCCATAAAAGCTTTGGCATAATTAACACTCCTTAATAATAGATTTCAAAAACATCATGATTTAAATTATCTGCTGTATAATGCCTATCATATCGACACATAGGAAACTTAGCAAGTTCAGTAATAACGTCATTGTCAGGATTCTTATCAATATAAGTAACCTTATATTGTATAGTAAACCGATATGGAGAGTTATCAGCAAATATAGTATCTCCTGTATTACGCTCATAGACTATGCAAGGATATATCATCTTAATAGTCTCTGGAGGCTGATAATATACATGATTAGACCCAAGAACGGTTTCTAACTTTGATTGAAAATCAATCCTCTGGCCCATTGTATACACCTCCAAGGTTAAGAATAAGACGGGGGCGCTGGACCTCAACAGTCGAGACTTTCCAGCGAGCCCCCATCCATTCCACGTATCTAATGGCAAAGAAATTTTCGTAAGCATAAGCATCAGCCATAATACTTATGACATTTGTCACGGTTAAATTATCATTAAGATTCTCTCCACCATTAAGACGACGAGAATTCTTTGTAATATCACCATAATACTTACGCTCTGTAATATCTTCTACCCAAACTCCAGGAGATGTTTCCTTAGTTTCAGCATAACCAATTACTCCATAAAACTTTGCCATTTTAAAAACCTTCTATTTTGACCTAAACAGTAGCAGGATAAGTCTCAAGAGCAATGGCTGAATAAGGCTTAATAAGAGCGCCAGAACAACGAGTCTCGATGAGGTACTTCATAGCATTGTAGTCGATGTCAAAGTCATCGAACAGATTCACAGAGCCACCCTGATCAGCACCAACATTATAATCGGTAAGGTTAACAATAAGACCCTCAAGCGAAAGCTTCTTACCATTAACAGCACCCTCGCTGTCGCCACCAGTACGGCTCAGACCCTCCATAACAGGGACGGTAACGATAGAGGAAACACGGAGCTTCTTAGCAAGCTGATCCTCAGACTCATACAAATCTCGACCCATCTTATCAGTAAGAAGAAGCATGCCCGTAAGATTTGCCTCGGTAGTATAAAACACAGGATTACCAGAACCCTTATAGTCCTTACGAGCCATAACAGCGGAGCGAATAAGTGCAGCATACTTATCATCATCGGTCATGGTAGTCTTAACCTCAAGATCAGCCTTGATCGTATAGAAGGGATCATCAGTCCAAATAGGACGAATGTGAAGCGGGTTAATCTTATCATCAGACGAAGAATCACGGCCATCACCAACGAGGAAAGCACGGCCAAGCTCCTCATCGAGCATAGTACGCATCTCACCCTTAAGCCAGGCAACAACGTCGAAGTCAGTAATATCATTCACGTCATCACGATCAAGCTTCTGCTTCTTATAGACAGTCTGAGGATCAGTAGTACGCTTCAGAAGGGTGAAGACCTCTTCCTTCTTCAGATGACCCTTCATATAACCCTTCGCACGAGCCTCATCCTCAGTGATGTCAGCGAACACAGTCTTGATACGAGAAAACGGGGTGTGAGAAACTGCACCCATGATAGAAGGAACCCAGTCCATGTTACGAGAAACAAAACCGGGGAACTTATCGACATTCTTGTAATCAGGGAACAGGTAATCAACGTTATTCATACCATAATCGGCATGCTCAAGAACGTCGCCCATAGCGATATCGCCCATGTCGTGCTGAAGAGCCGACTCCTTAAGCGAACCATAACGCTTACCGTCACGAATAATCTCAGCAAAATCCTCAGCATGAGCAAAAGAATTACCCATGTCATCACCCTCGAAAACATTGTGCTTCATATCAGAATCTCCTTCGTTAGTAGTATCGGAGCCACCATCCTGAGCGGCCATTCCAACAAGAGCATAAAGAACATTCTTCTGCTCGTCGGTCATAGAATCAATAACATCCTGAACCGTCTTATCGTCGGAAGACGCATCGGGCGTAGGATTAGTGTTTGTATCTGCCATCTTTTTATTCTCCTCTATTGGGGTATCTTCTGCCTTAGCATCGTCCTTCGAATGTTCAATATCCTTCTTTTTCTTGTCGTCAGAAGAATCATCATTCGAAGACTTATTATCACAAGAATGACTAAGCTCAAGAGGTTCATCGAAACCGATAATGGCTTCCTCTTCGTCATCGTCATCGTGAACTAAAACTGTATCAATATAAGCTCCAGGATTAGCTCCAGCAAGGACCAGACTAACTTCTCGAATAGCTCCATGAAGAACCTGATTGCCATTCTGCTTAAGCTTATTGGCGTAAATAGAAAGAGCCTTTACGTCACCATTCTTAACAAGTTCCTTAGCACTTGCTCCAGCTGGAGTATCATTAAATACTCCATAAGCATAAACTCCATCATCACGATTCTCAAGCATAGCATGCCCAAGAACGTTTTCCGGAGACATATGATCATGCTGCCAAACAAGTGGAACATTAGTCCTGTCACATTCCTTAAAAGCGTTATGCTTAATCACTCGTCCATCAGAGCACTCAATATCATTACGAGTAGCATAACCTGAAAAATCGTATGTCATATAATCCTCCTTACATTCATCTATAAAATATGATACTATTAGGTCTATAAAAATTTCATAGAAATCAGATTCTTAGCTTGTATATGTCTTAAGCATCTGACTAGAAGATAAAACTTCCATTTTGACCTATGAAGACTCAGATGAATCTTGTATACTAACCGAATCCGGAACTATTTCAGTTGCCGGAGAATACGTAGATCCATAATCAGCATTTGTGTCAATTAGATTCTTATTTCGAAGCTCTTCTGCTCCAGGATCATCAGAAGGTTTAAAGCCAAGCGCCGTTCGGAATTCATTACCACTAAGAACCTCATTACGACTAAGAGAATCAACAAGCTGAGCAATCTGAACAACTGTAAGGTATTTGAATGGATCCTGGAAAGTCATAATAGTTTGATGTTGAGAACGAGCAGTCTTTGAAATGAATTTTCGAACAAACTCATCTCGAATAGCTTTGATAATTGGAGCTACTGTTCGCTGATAGTAGTTATTCATTGTTTCACTACTAGCTGTTCCATTAAGAATAGTCTCATCAATACCTAATTGAGAATACAGTTGTGCAGTAAGATCATTAATCTGACCAAGAAGAGTGTTCTCGATTGGTCGATTTAACTGAGTGATGTGCTCTGTGGAGTCTATGTATGCAATACCATACTTAGAGTCTGTTAACTGAGCCTCAATAGTCTTCTTACGAGTATCAGCTCGTTGCTGTTGAGTATCAGTCTTAATAGAATATGGAAGCTGAATAATCATATCAAGCTTAGAACTATTGGCCTTAGAGTCCGCATCATCAAGAAGACCTAATTTATAAGTAAGACGCTTCAGCGTAGAGTTAGGCTCATTCATAACGGAATAAAACGGATTCTCAATAATAGCAACAGAACTTTTTGGTAATGTAATTTGCTGTTGACGACC